GGACCCGTGTCAGCGTCAACGCTGAGCTCATCATCAGGGCGCTGGTGAACGAGAACTGCGGGCCCGGCGCGCTGAGCGTCCGGCGCATTGAGCAGCTGGTCCTCGACGACGTCGCCGGCGTCGGCGGGCCCCGCTCGCTCACTACGCGGTTCGAGCCGCTGCTGGACGCCTGCCGTACCGCAGCGGCCTGGCACCGGCTCGGGTTCCGCACACGCCAGCACAACGGGCAGATCCGGTTCGGGGTGTACGCCCCCGTCGACCGCACCGGCACGGCCCGCTTCTCGGCCGGGCTCGGCAACCTCCGCAGCGTGCGCTTCACGATGGGCGCCCCGCGGGCCACGGCCGAGCTGGTGCAGGGCGGCGAGGACCCCAAGCAACAGGCGCCCTCGGGGGAGCCCGCCAACCAGCGGGTGTACGTCGAGGTTTCCAGCGGGCACGCCGCTGACTGGTACCGGGTGGAGAAGCTCCTCGAGGAGTCCGGCAAGACGGACGCCGATGGGGAACTCACCCAGGCCGGGACCCTCGCCCTCGGCGACGACAACCCGCAAGCCTCCTTGTCCACCGTGACGGTGGACACCGAGGACCTGAAGGCCGGCCGGGACTACGGCCTCGGCGACAAGGTCACGGTCGTACTCCCCACCGGACTGGAGATCGCGGACATCGTCCAGACGATCCGCCTGGAAGCCACACCTGATGAAGGGGAGCAGGTCACTGCCGTGATCGGCGACAGCGACAAGACGACAACGACGGCCACGGTGCGCACCGTGCGAGATCTGGCCCGCCGACTCGGACGACTGGAAGCGAGGTAGCTCTCGATGGCACAGAGTTCATGGCCGGACCCGGCCAATGACCGCGTCGTCACCGACGTGCAGCATGAACGGCTCGCGTCCCGGTTCTCCGACGACGGGGTGTACGGCACCCCGGCCGACACCGCGGTCGTGACCGCCGGCGCGGGCCTGTCGGTGAACCTGCGCGCCAACGTGAACGCCAGCCTGCGCGGCCACGGCTGGACCTCCGGATCCACCGGCGCCACCCTGCCCATCACCGCGAACGCCGCCAGCTCCACCCGCATCGACTGGGTGGTGCTGCGGCTGGACAGGTCGACATGGACCGTCCGTGCCGTCGCCGTGGAAGGCACGCCGGGAGCGGGCGCCCCCGCCCTGACCCAGAGCATCGGCGACACCGGCGTCTACGAGATCCCCCTCGCCAGGGCCACCATCCTGGCGGGCGCCTCGTCGGTGACGGTGACCCGCGCCGAGCAGTACGTAGGCGCGCGGACGCGCCCGTGCACGTCCACCACCCGTAACCCCAACCCGATCCCGGGCGAGACGTGCTTCGAGCTGGACACCGGCGTCATGCGGGTCTGGACCGGGAGCAGCTGGCAGGCGGTGTTCGACGACTCCGGGCAGATCATCGTGACGTCGCCGGTGCTGGCGTGGAGCAGCAACGCCGAGCACGTGCTGGAGAAACGCAACGGGTCAGTGCATCTGCGGCTCGGGTCGTGGACGCGTGAGAACGGCCCGCTGGCGGCGGGCACCGAGTCGAGGCTGCCCGTACTCATCCCGGCCGCGTACCGGCATCCGAACCGGGACCAGTACGGCGTCGCCTACATCACGGGCGGCGAGCGGATCGGCCGGTTCATCATCTACTCGGGGACCACCGACCGGCCCGGGCAGGTGTGGCTGACGAACAAACCACAGATCGCCAAGGGCGAGAGCGTCCTACCGGCCTCCGGAATCAGTTGGGTGGTGTGACATGCCCCGTTACCACTTCGGCCGAGGTATCGCCGACTACGTCGTGCAGCCGACAGACGGCCTGTGGGGTGTCCCGTCCAGCGCCATCCTCACGTTCTGGGACGACCCCGACGCGGGTACCCAGTACACCGACCTCCTCGACGCGTCCGGCACCACGACCACGACCATCACCGCCGACGAGTACGGGTTCATCCCCAGCTTCCAGGGGCCGGACGGGGTGACCGGGATGTGGGCCGACGCGGGCGGCGCATCGCGAGCATGGATGGAAGCCCGGGACGCCAGCGCCGGGGGCGGCACCGGCGGGGCGTACACATCGATCAGCCGGATCGTGGCCAGCGCGACCGCGCCGGCAGACATCCGCGCCGCAGCGACCTGGGTGTGCGACGGCATCGCCGACCAGGAGCAGATCCAGGCGGCCCTCGACGACGCCCGCGACAACGGCGGCGGCGAGGTGCAGCTCACCGTCGGCGAGTACAACCTGACCGCGCCCCTGTCCATCGAGGGGACGGACGATGTCGACGTGGAGATCGGCATCATCCTGCGCGGCCAGGGCGCCCGCGCCACCATGCTCAAGGGCACGCCCGGTATCTCGTCGGTCGTTCATCTCACCAAGGTCGTCCGTCTCTACATGAGCGACATCGGGTTCGACTTCGGCGGCTCCACCGATGCCCTGACGTCCTCGACCACCAACGGCGAGCTGAGCGGGCACCGCTCCTTCTGGAACTCCACCTTCAAGAATGTGCAGTTCAACGGCCCGTGGGACGGCTCGCACACCGGGTGGGCCATCAACCTGGGCAGCCCGTTCCGCTCAGTTTTCGAGAACATCGAGATCGGCGGCGTCGGCAACGGTGTCCGCCTCTACAGCGAGCACGCCGACTTCAATCCCGGCGACTGCACCTTCGAGCGCTGCTTCGTCGACCTGGTCGGCGACAACGGCACCGCCTACAAGGTCGAGTCCACCACGGACTCCGGGGTGATGAACCAGATCGAGTTCGAGATGTGCGAGGCCATCGCCGCCGGCACCGGCTGCACCGGCATCCACATCGCCGGCGTCGGCGGCTGGGGTACCTCCCACACCCACTGGCGCGGCATCAACCTCGAGCAGTTCGACAAGCTGGTCCACGTCGAGCGCGGCAGCAGCAACACCTTCCGCCTCAACCACGTGAACCTCCGCAGCGGGGCGGCCGGGCTGGTCGCGTACACCTTCGGCGCGAACAGCTTCAACAACACGATCCTCTCCACGGGCCTGCTGTACGCGACCGACAGCTGCCGCCTGTACGACGACGCCAACACGCTGGAGCCGACCGCCCCGAACCGAGTCCTCGACAGCCGGGTCTACCGAGAGTCCAGCGCGGTCGCCGTGTCCGGCCGCCTCAACACGGCCACCACCACCGTGCGCCGCGGCATCGTCGGGAACACCACGGCGTCCACGCCGAAGCCCTCGCCGCCCGGCATCTACGTGCCCGACGGCTGGGGGAAGTACTGGCTGGCCGCACGGAACAAGGCGGCGGCCGGCACCGGCCTGGCCCGCATGGTGTGCGTCGGCGGCTCGGCAACCCTGGGCTACTACGCCTCCAACCCGCGCACCAAGAGCTGGCCCGGGCTCGTCGCGACCGCGCTGCAGGCCGCCTACGGCGACGGCGGCAGCGGCTTCCACGGCGTCTCCCTGTCCAACACGCTGACCGGTGCGGGCAGCCCGACCGCCTACGCGGCCTGGCTGGCGAACGGCAGCGCGGTCGCCCAGTCGGGGACGTGGACGCAGGGCGGCAGCAGCTACGGGCCCGGCGCCACCTACCTGTACTCCGACGTCGCCGGTAGCTCGCTGACCTTCAAGGCCCGCGGCACCACCGTGAAGATCTACACGGTGACCGGGTCGGGCACTCGGCCCGCCATGCTGTACAGCATCGACGGCGGGGCGGACGTGTCCGTGCCGCAGCCCTCCGGCACGGCCGCGATCCAGACCACCACGGTCACCGGCCTGTCCAACACGGAGCACACCGTCGTCGTCAAGGTCGCCGCCGGCGGGACGACGGGCCAGTACGTGTCGGTGTGCGGCGTGTCCGGAGAGACCGCCTCGGGGGTCATCGTGCACAACCTCGCCTTGGCGGGGTCGACCAGCTCCCGCTACGGAACCGACACCGCGGCGTCCCTCAACGCCGTCTGGAACGGCGGCACCGCCTTCCCCGCGGATCTGGCGACGTACTCAGCCGCACCGAACGATGCATCGACCAACGTCACCGGCGACGCCTGGCTGACCAACGTCATGGGCTGGATCCGTGCCGTCCGGGCAGGCGGCGCCGCCGGGGCCGGGACGGACATCATCGTCGCGCTGCCCCACATCGGCACCCACGAGGGCACCAACAACCGCTACCAGGAGTACTCCCGGGCGATCCGCCCGCTAGCCGACACCTACGGGTTCGCCCTCGTCAACTGGTGGACCACCGGCCAGAACTCCTGGGATGTCTGGAACGCGGCCGGCTACTGGGGTACCAGCGCCGGCACCGGCGCCGCCGGAACGGACGGCGTCCACATGAGCGACGCCGGATTCCAGCACATGGCCGACACGCTCCTGCCCTTCATCGCCAGCTGACCCATCCCTGCCCCACCGCCCCGCGCCGCTGAGGCCGGGGCCTTTCTCATTCCTGGAGGCCCTCGTGGCACCACCCATGTCCGCGGACGCGTTCCTGGCCGCCCTGCTCGCGGAGGGTCTCACGGTCGTCGAGGTCGGCGACTGGCGCGACCACAACCGCAACCACGTCGGCCCGTGGGGCCCGGTCCACGGTGTGCTGATCCACCACACCGTGACCAAGGGCGCGAAGACCACGGTGGACATCTGCCGCCGCGGCTACTCCGGTCTGCCCGGCCCGCTGTGCCACGGCGTCATCACCAAGGACGGCCGCGTGCACCTCGTCGGCTACGGCCGCGCGAACCACGCCGGCCTGGGCGACGACGACGTGCTCCGCGCCGTCATCTCCGAACGCCCGCTGCCCACCGACGACGAACTGAACACCGACGGGAACCGGCACTTCTACGGCTTCGAGTGCGAGAACCTCGGCGACGGCAACGACCCATGGCCGACCGCCCAGCTGGAGGCCATCGAGAAGGCGGCGGCCGCGGTCTGCAGGGTGCACGGCTGGAACGAGCGCTCGGTGATCGGGCACAACGAGTGGCAGCCGGGGAAGGTCGACCCGCGCGGCTTCACCATGGCGTCCATGCGCGACCGGATCGGCGACCGACTCGGCGACAAGACGCCAGCCGCGCCGCTGCCGACGCCCCGCCGCCCGGTCGTCGACCTCTCCCAGCTGGTCGCCGCCGCCCGCACCAACCCCAAGGCGTCCGGCCAGCCCGTCACCTACGCCGGCGTCCGCACCGTGGAGGCCGCCCTCGTCGACCAGGGCCTGCTCTCCAAGCGGTACGCGGACGGCCACTACGGCACCACCACCGTGGACGCCTACA